GAAGGCCCTGCGGATGGGCGAGTGCTTCCATTTTCCCGATCAATGGAAATCCCGACTCGGAAACAGCTTCCGTGCCTGTTCGCGGGGATGGCGCGCTGTTGGTCTCCTGCTGCCGCCAGTCGGGCGCCTGGTTTCATCGGCGCGACCGTCGTTGGGCGGGATCAGGACGGGGCGGCCCAGAGTGGCCAGCAGAGGGGAAACATCCTCGACCCTCTCGGCGATCAGATGGGTGACCGGGCCATCGCGCTCGATCCGGCCGGTCACGCTCACGAGCCGCCCGGCGATCACCGCCTTGCGAAAGGTCTCGTAGACCTTCTTCCAGACCACGACATTGGCTGTGCCGGTCTCGTCCTCCAGAGTGAGGAAAATGACGCCCGACGCCGTGCCGGGGCGCTGCCGGGTGATGACAAGGCCGGTGACTGTGATGCGGCCACTGGCCTGTGGCAGGCGATCATGGGCCAGGCTTTCGGTCAGGCGCGGTCGCAACAGCTCCATCGGATGGGCGCGAAGACTGAGCCGCAGCGACAGGTAATCCTCGATCACCTCCTGACCCAGGGTCATCTGGGGCAGCTTGACGTCGGGTTCGGCAGCTCCCTCGCCGTCGGAGCCAAAGAGGGGCAGCGGCGCAGGGGCTTTCAGCGCCTTGGCTGCCCACAGAGAGTCTCGGCGATTGAGACCGATGGCGGCAAAAGCATCAGCCTCGGCGAGCCGTTCCAGCGCATCGGCGTGCACGCCCGCCCGGCGCCACAGGCTTTCGACATCGGGATAGCCGTTACCGCGCGCGGCTGCGATCCAGATGGCGTCCTCTTCCCTCATCCCCTTGATCTGCCGGAAGCCGAGCCGCAGGGCCAGCGCCCCATCGGGGCGCGGTTCCAACGTGCAGTCCCAGAACGAGTGGTTGACCGAAATGGGCCGCACCTCCACTCCATGATCGCGGGCGTCGCGGACCAGCTGTGCAGGTGCATAGAAGCCCATCGGCTGCGAATTCAGAAGCGCGCAGGTGAAGACCGCCTGATGGTGGCATTTCAGCCAGGCGGAAATATAGACCAGCCGCGCAAAGCTGGCGGCGTGGCTCTCGGGAAAACCATAGCTGCCGAACCCCTCGATCTGGGCAAAGCAGCGCGCCGCAAAATCGGCGTCATAACCCCGCGCGAGCATTCCGCTGACAAAGCGGTCGCGGAACGAACCGATGGTGCCCATGCGTTTGAAGGTGGCAAGCGACCGACGCAGGCGGTCAGCCTCGGACGGGGTGAAGCCTGCCGCGACAACGGCGATTTGCATCGCCTGTTCCTGAAACAGCGGCACACCATAGGTGCGGCCCAGAACCTCCATCATCGCGGGACCGAGATCTTCGACCTTTTCGCGCCCCATGCGGCGGTTGATGAAGGGATGCACCATGCCGCCCTGAATCGGGCCGGGGCGGACGATGGCGACCTCGCAGACCAGGTCATAGAATTTGCGCGGCCGCATCCGGGGCAGGAAGTTCAATTGCGCCCGGCTTTCGACCTGAAAGACCCCGATCGCATCGGCGCGGCAGAGCATATCGTAGATCGACGGATCCTCGGGCGGCACATTGGCCAGCGTCAGCTGCTGCCCGCGATGCTCATCCAGAAGCGCAAACGCCTTGTGAATGCAGGTCAGCATGCCAAGCGCCAGAATATCGACCTTCAGAAGGCCAAGCGCGTCGATGTCGTCCTTGTCCCATTCGATGATGGTGCGGTCGTCCATCGCCGCATTTTCAATTGGGCAAAGTTCGTCCAGACGGCCTTTGGTGATAACAAAGCCGCCTACGTGTTGCGAAAGATGGCGAGGAAAGCCGATGATCTCGCCGATCAGTCGCACGGCCAGTTGCACGCGGCGGTCGGCAAGCGATAGGCCCGCATCGCGCAGCCGGTCCTCGCCGGGGGGGGGGCGAGGACCAGCCCCAGATTTGCCCGGAAAGCCGCGCGATCACGTCCTGCGACAATCCCATGACCTTGCCAACCTCGCGGATGGCGGCGCGGCTGCGGAAATGGATCACCGTTGCGGTCAGGCCGGCACGCTCGCGGCCATAGCGGGCATAGATCCACTGGATCACCTCCTCGCGGCGTTCGTGTTCGAAATCCACGTCGATATCCGGCGGTTCGCCCCGCTCCTTGGAGATGAAACGCTCGAAGATCAGGGTGATCGACTCGGGCGGCACCTCGGTAATGCCCAGAAGATAGCAGACCACCGAATTGGCGGCGGAGCCGCGCCCCTGACAGAGGATGCCCTTCGATCTGGCGAACTGCACGATGTCGTGGACGGTCAGGAAATAGGGGGCGTAGTACACCTCGCGGATCAGGGTCAGTTCCTTTTCCACGCGATGCACGATCTTTGGCGGCGCACCAGAAGGGTAGCGCCAGTGAAGACCTTCGCGCGCCAGCCGTTCCAGCCGGTCCTGCGCTGGCTCGTTCTCCGATTCATCGGGATATTGATAACGCAGGTCGCTGAGGCGAAAGGCGCAACGGTCGGCAATCTCCAGCGTGCGGCGCAGCGCGGCGGGGTGGCGGTGAAACATCTTCGCCATCTCGGCGCCGGATTTCAGACGGCGCTCGCCATTTACCAGCCGGTGTTCGCCGATAGCGTCGATGGTGCAGCCAAGGCGCATGCAGGTCAGCACATCGGCCAGGGGGCGACGGGCGGAACGGTGCATCAGCACATCGCCCACAGCGACCATCGGCTGGCTCACCTCCTGCGCCAGAATGCCGATCCGGTCGAAACGGATCTGATCCCGGCCGTCATAGCGCGGGGCGGCCCCCAGGAAGCACTGACCGGGGAAGGCGCGACCGATGGCGCGAAGATCGCCGCGGGTGCTTTTCGGGCCGGGATCGTCCAGCGGGTCGGGCGAAAGGGCGATCAGCACCATGCCCTTGCCCCATTCGACCAGATCGGCGCGTTGCAGGTGACATTCGCCCTTGGCCGCGCGCCGCTTGCCAATCGACAGAAGCCGGGTCAGGCGCGACCAGGCGGCAAGATCGGTGGGCAGGGCCAGCCATTCCACGGCGGAGTCAGTCAGCACCAGACGCGCCCCGGCGATCAGTTTCGGCAGCGGCGCGTCCGACATGGCGGGGGCATCAGTCTGTCCGGTGAAATGCGGCACGGTCTGGCGGCTGGAATGGTCCGTCACGCGCTGCGAGCGGATGATTGGGCCCGCCTCTGCCGCCGCGGTCCGCGCCTCGTCGCGCAGACGCGCCAGTTCCTTCAGCGCGGAGAAGGCCCGCACCACGCCTGCCACCGAATTGCGATCGGTGATGGCGATGGCACTCAGCCCCAGTTCTGCCGCCCGCGATACCAGTTCCTCTGGATGCGAGGCGCCGGTCAGGAAGGTGAAGTTCGATGTGACGCAAAGTTCGGCGTAGGGAATCATGCGAACTCCCCCTGTACGTGCCAGTTCTGCGCCCCTCCGGGCGCGGGCCAGTCCGGGGTTTGCGGGGTGTGAAACAGCCAGAGCCGCGGCCCTTCCCGGGTTTCGATCCGCCAGTAATCGCGCAGGCCCGACCGCCAGGCGGGATCGTCGAACCACCATTCCGGCGTGATGCGTTCTGGGCCCAGCGCGCGCAGCGTGGTGAAGCGCATGCGCCGCCAACGGAAACTCGCGGGCGGGTTGCCCGAGGCGGCGGTCACCGGCTCGGGCGGAAACAGGGAGATCGGCCGCGCCGCCCCCCCGCGATGCGGGATCGGTTCGGATGCGGAATAAGCAGCCGGGGCCAAGAGGAAACTGCGCTCAGGGATCAGGCTGGTTGCAGGCAACAGCCGCAGCACCCGGTCAAAGCCGATGCGGTTGCCGACAGAGGACAGAAGATCAGCCAACGCATCGTCGTGCCGGATCGCCTGGCCGCCACCAATCTGTTCCGGCGCAAGGGCCTCTGTCACCGGGGCAGTCAGGCGAAGGGCATCAATGCCGAAACCGGCATCCACCTCGTCCACGCCCTTGGCAAACAGCGCAACGATGCGGGCCGCGTCGCGCATCGGGCGGGCGAGACCGATCTCGACCTGTGAAGATTGGCGATCAACTCGGCGCAGCTCCAACCGGACCCGGCGTGCGCCCATCCGATGCTGGGCGAGTTTGGCGCAGAGCCGGTCCAGCAGGCGCTCCAGCCCCGCCATGACATCGGATTGCAGCCCGATCGGTTCGGGGAGCGTCATCCGCACCCCAAAATGCGGGGCGTCCGGTTCCGCTGCAACGGGCTCGTCCCGCTGCCCGAGCGCCTGATCCAGCCGCAGAACCAGCCCTTGCCCGAAGCGGCGGGCCAGAGGCGCGCGCGGCAAATGTGCCAAATCGGCAATACGTGCCAGACCCACCCGCGCCAGCGCCTCGGCCGTTTCAGGATTCGCTCTGAGGGCTGTCACCGGCAAGCGACCGATTCCCTCGATCAGTCGCCCGTCAGGCACGATGCCGCCGCCGTTACGAGCCAGCGCATGGGCTGCGCCTCGGGTTCCTGCTATGGCGCTTTCCGGATGCAGGCCCGCCCGCGTCAGTCGCGCGTGCAAGTCCTCGCGCAAATCGGCTTCGCCGCCAAACAGATGCGGCACGCCCGAGATATCGGCCAAAAGACCGTCCGCGCCATCCGTGGCAATCATGGGGGCATAGCGGCTGGCCCAGCGGCGCAAGGACACCAGCGCCGCCGCCTCACGCGCCAGATCAGCGGGGCGGATGGCAAGATCGGGACAGATCGCGCGGGCATCGGCCAGTGCCATGCCGCGATGCAGGCCGCGGGCCGTGGCGGCGGGGTTCAGGCAATGCAGATGATCGGCATTGCCCGAGCGCAGGCTCAGGGCAAGGGGCCCTTCAACCGGGCGGTTCCGCAGGCTGATGTCGCTGCCCAGCCTCGGAAACCAGATGGACAGCAGCCGTCGCGCCATTCCAGTTCACAATCCAACTTCCGCAAGTTCCCTTTTTGTTCTTATTAAGGGTCCAGCAATGCAGAGTCGAGTCCGCCGCCGGGCTTGCTACGGGGGCACAGGCCCAGCGCGTTTCGGTGGCATTGCTGCCCGCGCCTTCGCGGATCAGCATCAGGCCGGTGGTCCGCCCGGCCTCGGCCGCCAGTTGCAGGCGACGCCCGGCGGTCAGCGACAGGGGCTTTTCCGGTTCGGCGATGACAAGGCCGACGGGAGCCGAGCGCAGTGCCTCCTCGATGCACCACAGCAGATCGGTCTCGCCCTCGGCGCGGAACAGGTGCAGCCGTTCGCCGACACCTTTCGGCAACCCGCGCAGCATCGGCAGTTCCGGCACATGGGCGGGCAGGATCCAGACCAGCGGGCCGGGATGCCGCACCGCCTGAAACAGCGCAAAGGTTCGGCGACCGCGGCCTTCGGCTTCATGCACACGTCGCCCACAAAGGTCGAATTCGTCGGCGTGGGCCAGTTCAGGGCGCAAGGTCTCAGGCCGCATCTTCCCGCACTCCCTCCGCCACGATCTGCAGCGTACCGTCGGGCAGGGGGCGTTGCAGCGGCAGGGCCTCGGCCACCGGTGCAGTCAGCCAGCGCCGCCACTCCTCGGGCCTGGTCAGGATCACCGGCATCGCCTTGGGATGGATCTTCGCGACCTCGGCATTGGGTGGGCAGGTCAGAAAGCCGAACAGCTCTGCCGTTACCTCGCCCTCCTTCAGCTTGCGCACCGAGGTCCATTCGGTGCGGATGCCCGCGAAGAAGGCCAGGGGGCGATACTGGCCAAGCGCGAACCAAACCGGATGGTTGCGGGGTGCGCCCGGGCGGCTGTCGATCTCGGAAAAGCTGGTGAAGGGGACGAGGCAGCGATGCTCCACCCCGAGCCAGCGTCTCCAATGGGCCGAAGCGACATTGCGAATATTGGTGACGCCCGGATCGGTGCGCTTGCCTGCCAGAAACACCTGCGGTGTCGGCATACCCCAGCGCGCCATGGTCAATTGCCAGCCACCCTGTGTCCCGTGCCGGATGATCGGCGCGGGATAGTCGGGGAAGATTCCGGTCATGGGTGGCAGGTTGCCGGTCAGATCGACCAAGTCCTCGTCATCCCCGCGCATGTCGTCAAAGACATGGCGCATGGCGTCCTGGCTCTTGGTCTGGGAATACAAATTACACATGCGAAGGTCCGGGAATCATAAAGACAGGATGGAACATTGCCAGAACAGAGACTTCGGGGAAAGCGTGGTTCAGATTTCGGCCTGATCCAAGGTGCAGATTTGTGCCCATCGCCGCAGGGGACAGATGCCGCTTAGCTGTGCAACCATTCCGGCGCAGCGAATCCCTGCCGCTTTTTGAAACCGTGAACCCGTGATCCGGGCCGGGCGATGCGCCGCGGTCGAGGCGTTCGGCGCTTCCCGTTCTGATGTCGCCTGGCCCGGGCTTCACACGAGCTGGTTCTCCACCAAGCCGGATCAGAAGTCCGTCTCGACGTAGACCCCGGCGCAGTCGTAGGCGACGGCGGCGGCTGTCGCGCCGGTGTTCATGAACAGCCGTGGGGATAGGAATTGCGTCGTGGCTGGCAGGTCGGCGGTGATCTCCTGCTCGAACACCGCGCCTGAGACCTCGTCGACCACCCGCACCCAGACAGAGCTTCCGTTCGGAGGCGCGGCGATGAACAGCGTCAGCACTCCGCCTGTGGCGATACCGAAACTCGCGCCCAAGTCGGTCAGCGTCGGCGCCCCGGTGCCGTCATTCGCGACCAGTTGCCAACGGGTGTGCGTCCCGCGCTGGAAGCCGATGCCAATGCAGTTGATGGCTGCGGCCAGTGTCAGGGTGGTGGCAAGGGCTGCCGTTGAACCATAGAGGCCGAAGAAGCCCATGCCCGTCGCCTGCAGTGTCGTGAGCGAAATCCTGGTGACGAAGGTCCAGCCGCCCAAGCCCGCCGCGTTGCCGCGCCAGCAGGCCCAGCCTGCGGAGCGCTGGTCGGCGACCGAGTCCACGACGGCCGCCGAGGTCAGACGCCAGCGCCGCATCGAGGCGGCGAGGTTCGTCGCGGCGAGGGTCGGGTGCGAGACGGTGCCGACCGAGGTGATCGGCAGGCCTTCGGTCGTGATCGTGGTGCTGACCGAGGGCGACCAGTTTGCGATCCGGTTCACCCCGAAGTGCGGCTGCAAGGGGAAATCCCGTCCCGAGGGACGCATGACGTCGATCCACGGCGCTCCGGCGCGGTTGCGGGCATAGACCGATGCCTTGCCTGCGGGCGGCGGGGTTGGCGCGGCCGCCAGTCCCGGCAATACCGTCGGCTGCGGCAGTTCCACTTGGCCGCTGGTGCGGTCGATCCGGATCGCGTCGAAGAACGTGGATCCGTCAGGGCTGACCTTGAAGCTGAAATCGTCGTTGCCGAGCAAGCCAATCAGCGCCCGCGCCGAAAACCCGGTCTTGAAGGCGAAAGCTGCATCGTTTCCGGCGGCCGCCTTGTTGACGGTGGCCTCGATGCCTGCGCCTGCGTTGTTGAACAGCAGTGCCGGAGTGTTGACCGAAACCCGGTTGTAACTGTCCGCCGTGGCCCCGCCGAGGCCGAGAAGCTGAGCAGTCAGGTTCGCCTGCGGCATGCCGACCTGCGTGACCGCATTGGCGAAGGTGACCGTGGGCGTGTTCACCACCGTCGTGCCGCCTGCGCCAGCCGTCGCAGAGCCGATGTTCACGACCGTGGTCGATCCGGAGGCGCCGCCGGTGCCGAGGTTCACGGTCTTGGTGACGCCGGTGGTCGTCGCCCCGGTGCCCATTCCGTAGGTCGCGGTCGTCGTGGCCGTGCCGATGCTGGCGGACGCTGCCGAGACGGTGACCGTGCCCGAGGCGGTCAGAGTCCCCGAAAACGTCTTGTTGCCCGTGAAGGTCTGGGTGCCTGCAAGGATTGCCAGTTCAGAGGAGGTGTTGGGCAGGGTGAAACTCCGCGTGGTGCCGGTGCTGATCCCCGCCAGCGAGAAGGTCGCCTTCTTCGTTGGGTCCGCATCGTTCACCAGGCTGAACACGGCATCGGAGACGTCGCGCGGCTCGCCCACGACCTCCCAGACGCTGCCGCTCCAGACGAGGAACAGCCCCTCGGCCGCGACCCAGACCATCCAGCCGGTGCGAGGAACGAGGCGGATCCACGCGCCGTCAACCCAGAAGGCCACGTTCAAGTCCCACCCAGCCCAGAGGCCGGTCGCGCCGGAGGCCACCAGATGGCGGTTGCCGTCTGCCGGGCTGGCCGGGGGCGCGGTGCGCGTGCGGTCGAGGACCGAGAGCTGCACCATGGCGTCGAGCAGGCGCAGCGCCTCGTTGTGGCTGACGTGCTTCTGCGCCTGGGCGGCCAGAAGATACGGCAGGCCCAGATGGGTCGTGGTGTCGGACATGGGGATTCCCGTGGATTGGGATCAGAATTGCAGCGTGACCGCGGCGGGCGTGCCGCGGCCGAGGCGGTTCGAGAGCTGGAAGATGCGGATGGCCAGCGTCTGCCCCGGCCCGAGCGGCGCGCCCCAATCAGTGGTCTGCTGGGCGGCGGCGTAGAGGACGGAGGTCGTGCTGCTGGTCAGAGTGCGCTTGATCGCAGCCCCGTCGAGGATCTGGACGTCGTAGCTTTCCAGGTCCTCTGCCAAGGGTACCTCGACCTGCTCCCAGGCATCGGCGACCAGCGCGCGGGACCGTCGTGTCCAGCGGATGGTCAGATCGCCCGTGTTGCGGGCCGTTCGCCACGGCTGTTCGGCATGCACCGGCGCGAAGGGGACAAGCCCCCGGCCGGAGGGGGCGAAGCCCAGCGCGGCATAGCTTGCGTCACTGACGGCCCGTGCCGCAGGGCCGATGCGCCAGTTCCAAGGCAGACCGAGGTCGGCTTCGGCGATGGGCAGCGATGACAGCGCGGTGTCCAGGACCACAACCCGCGCCCCAGCCGGTGCCGGGGTGCCCATCGCGTATTCCGTCCCGCGCTGGCCACGCAGCAGGCGGGTCAGGCGATAGCGGCCGGGGGCGATGAGTTCCGCCGCGCCTGCCTGGATGATCTCCCACACCCCTGCTGCCGCCTCGACCGCCAGCGCATTGACCCCGCCGAACAGCGCAACGTCCGTCACGCTCTCCAGCGTTCCGGACAGCAGATCGACGACCAGCGCGTTGCCCAGATCGAAGCGCGAGGTCGGCCCCGGAAAGAAGTCGAAGGCCAGCGTGCCGATCCGCGCCCGACTACCGAAGGTCGTCAGCAACGCGAAGCCATCCGTGGAGGCGCTGCGGAACACGGCGATCTCGCCCGGCCAGGGACTGGCATGGGCCGCGATCAGGGGCCGATGTGCGGGCTGGTCTTCGCTGATCTGCGGCAGGTCAAGCATCACCACTTCCGGCGTCCCGAAGACGACGGGGCTGGCCAGCGAAGCGGGCCGGGGATCGCCGGGCGGCAGATCGTAGGCGGCGCGGTCCTGGCGGACAGCCTCGATCCCGCGCGCCTCGGCATCGGCGACGGAGACGAGGCGGAACTCGACCTCACGGCCATCATGCGCCAGCCGGATGACGTCGGCGGGATCGAGGGCTAGCCGCGAGGGCGGCAGGCGGAAGGTGGCGCTCTCCCGGCCGATCCAGGCTTCCATCAGCGCGCGGCGGCAGCGGCGTTCGGCCTCTTCGGGCGGGATCGCCATCGGGAAACTTTCCGAGGCAATGCGCGTGGTGTCGACCGTGATACGGCGGGCCTCGACAAGCGCTGCGTCATAATCCTCGTCCGCGCGGGCGACCTGCCATTTCAGCGCCTGGGGCAGTTCGGTCTCCTGGCCGCGGGTCAGCTCGAAGGCCTCGCCCTCGCGGCTTGCGACGAGATCGTCGATGGTGAGCGTCGCAACCGAGGCGCGGCCGCGCATGACGAAGCGGATCACGCCCTCCGTTTCGATGGCATCGAACCCGAAGTGGCGGGCCAAGGTGGAAATCGAGGCGCGGGGGCTTTCGAGTGCCCCGATCACATAGCCCTCGACCGCGCCCCAGAGGCCCGAGACGTCGATCAGGCTTTCCGCCAGCCCAGCGCGCAGGCAGAGATGGCGCACGAGGGCCGGCAGCGACACCGCGCCGAGCCGTCCGGTCAGCCAGTGACCGAGCCGCCAGTTCGGGCCGTCTGTCCAGGTGCCGGTCAGCTCCGGAAAGAACGGATAGGGCCGCGCGTCCCAGGTCCAGGCGGCGCATTCGGGGACATGGACCATCCGGCCGCCGTAGACGGATGACGTCGGGTTGTTCGCGCCCTGACCCCACCAGAGGTAGCTGGCCTCGAGGTAGGCGCGTTGGATCGCGTCGTCGCGCCAGCCTCGCGAGAAATGCGGCGTGAAGCTCTCCGACGACTTCGGGTCGAAGAACACGTTGGGCTGGTTGGTGCCCCGGTCGATGGCCGGACAGCCGAGCTCGGTGAACCAGATCGGCTTCGACTCCGGCACCCACGCCGTCGGTGTGCCGCTCTCCACCCCACCCGGGCGATTGTAGTGCGGGTTCGACCACCAGGCGCGCAGGTCCTTGTAGCGGAACACCCACGGCTTGGCCGCCGCGCCATCGGTGATCGGGGTGCGGACCTGCGCGGATCTGTCGGCGGCAGAGGCATAGAACCAGTCGAAGCCTTCGCCGCCCGCGATGTTCCTCTGCAGATAGGTCCGGTCATAGATCGCAGGCCAGCCCTCGGCCGCGTCGGCATGCTCGAACCCGTCCCGCCAGTCGGAGAGCGGCATGTAATTGTCGATCGCGATGAAATCGATGTTGGCATCCGACCAGAGCGGGTCGAGGTGGAAGAACACGTCGCCGCTGCCGTCGCCCGGCTGGTGCCCGAAGTATTCCGACCAGTCGGCGGCGTAGCCGATCTTGGTGCCGGACCCGAGGATCGAGCGCACATCGGCGAGCAGATCCCGATAGGCCTGCACGGCGGGATAGGTGCTGGCCCCCGAGCGGATCGTCGTCAGCCCCGGCATCTCGGTGCCGATCAGGAAGGCGTCGACACCGCCCGCCGCCGCGCAGAGATGGGCGTAGTGCAGCACCATGCGCCGCAGGCCCCAGTCGCCGGACGGGCCGGTCCACGAAACCGACTGGCCCGAGACACTAAAGCTCGCGGGCGTCGCGGCTCCGAAGAAGCTCGCGACCTGCGCGGCGGCCGTGCCGGTCTTGTCCACGGTCCCGGCGAAGCCCGCTGCAGGCGAACAGGTGATCCGCCCCCGCCAAGGAAACGCGGGCTGGCCGGTCTCGGCGGCGTTGTCCGAATAGGGGTTCGGCAGACTGTTGCCGGGCGGCACGTCCATCAGGATGAAGGGATAGAATGTCACGCGCAGCCCGCGGGCCTTCATCTCCTGGATCGCCTGCACCACGGCGAAGTCGGACGGCGTGCCGCCATAGACCGGGCGATCCTGATCGTCGCGGCTGACGAGGAAGGCACCGGCGCGGCTCACGCCATTCACCGACCAGCTGGCGGGCGTGGTCGACTTTGCGGACACCTCGACGCCCGGCCGCACCTTGCAGGATCCCGCCCGCAGATCGTCGCCGAACCACGCCACGACGAGGCTGACGCTCTCGACCGCAGGCGCCATCGCCTGCAGCCGGTCGAGCGCCTCCACCATGTCGGTGGAGTCGGCCAGCGCGTTCAGGTTCTCGGGCACCGACGCGCCGCCATCGGTCTTCCGGATCGCCTGCGTGGCATAGGTGAACTCGCCCGAGGCCGGGATCATGGTGACCGCGCGGGTCAGCCCCTCGGCGGTGTCGGGATCGGCCAGCGGCCGGAACACCTCGAAGGAGAGCTGCGGCAGGCGGTTGCCGTAGGTCGAGAGCGCCAGTTCCTCGAAGACCACATAGGCGGTGCCGCGATAGGCGGGCGTGTTGGCCGCGCCCATCTTCGCCGCAATGAACGGGTCCGCCGTCTGCGCCTCGTCGCCCGGATACCAGCGCCAGGTGACGCCGGAGAGGTCCATCGGCTTGCCGTCGGCCCAGATGCGGCCGATCCCGGTGATCGGGCCCTCGCAGAGCGCTACGGCGAAACTGGCAAAGTAGAGATACTCGGTCGTCTTGACTTTGCCGCCTCCGCCGCCCTTGCCGCCGCCCTGCGTGGTGGTCTTCGTCTCCTCGCGGAAATCGGTCGCCCAGATGATGTTGCCGCCCATGCGCATCCGGCCATAGAGCCGCGGGATGACCGCGCCCTCGGTGGCCGAGGTGATGCGGAGCGTGTCGAGCCGCGCGCCCTCGATGCGCTGTGTGGGCGCCAGCGACGAGATGATCCAGCTGTCGACCACCGAGCCGATGCTGGAGCCGATGAAGCCCCCGATGGTGGCTGCACTGACGCCGAGGATCGCGCCGCCGATGCTGCCGCCAATGGCGGCGCCGGCCGCGCCGAGAACGAGGGTGGCCATGTCGGAGTCTCAGCGTTGCGGGAACAGGAAAGCGAAGGCGATGCGCCGCAGCCAGGATGGGGCGAGCGGTTCCTCGATCACGCCGAGCCGCTCGTAGGCGTGGAGGAAGGAGGCGGGACCGGTCAGGATCCCGACATGCTTGGCGATGGCGCGGGGCTTCATGCGGAAGAGCACCAGCGCGCCGGGACCGGCCTCGGCAGGCGGCACCTCGATCATCATCCGCCGCGCGCCCTCGGCCAGAACTTCGCGCGGACCCGTCTCGCCCCAGTCGCGGCTGTAGGGCGGGATCGGGAACGGCTCGGGGCCGACGACCTCACGCCAGACCCCGCGCGCGAGCCCGAGGCAATCGCAGCCGACGCCGCGCAGGCTCGCCTGGTCGTGGTACGGCGTGCCGAGCCAGGCCCGCGCGATGGCGATGACGCGGGTGGGATCGGCGGAGGTCACAGCACAGACCCCTCGTGCCCGCCATCCTTCGTGGCGTAGCGCAGCACCGCGTCCTGGCCGGGGATGTGCGGGAAGCCGCGAAAGTTGGCGGTGTTGGCGAACTTCGTCCCGCAGGTCTCCATGCGCTTGTCGCAGCCCGCGCGGATGGTGAAACCGTCGCCCTCGGCGATCGCGCGCACCGGCGCCTCGAGGAGCGTCAGCACGGCAATGCCATCCGTGACGTCATGGCCCAGCACCTCGGTGCGCCGCCCCGCATTTGCGCCGCTCGTCCAGTTCAGCGTGCCGAAGGTGAACCAGCCGGAGGCGAAGCCGCCGAGGCCAGAGGCGGTGAAGGCCCTGTCGCGCAGGAGATCGATGACGGCGCCCGTCCCTTTGTAGGCCGGGTCCTCCAGATCGACACCGCAGCGTGCATCGCCGAGTGCTGCATCGCAGGTTGCCTGGAAGGTCCGCCCGACCGTCTGGCCCAGCACATGGGCGAGCGAGCGCACCTCGGCGACGAAGGCGAGCCGCCCGCGCCGGATCTGGCCGATGGCACCGCGCCGCATCAGCACGCGCTGGCCAGTGTCGGCCCAGTTCACCCGCCAGACCTCGACCTCGGCGTTGTCCCATCGGCAGTCAAGAATGTCGGTCTCGGTGATCTGGTCCGAGGTCAGCACGCCTTCCGCGTCCTGCGCATCCACCGACAAGTCCGAGCCCGAGCGGACCTCGGAGGCGGTCAACCCGCTCTCGGGCTCGAAGTCGGTCTCGTCGAAGCTCAGCGTCCGGTCGTGATCGGTGAAGCCGAAGGTGACGCCGTCGGCACGGGTGATGCGCCAGCACCAGGCGAGCGTCGTCGTGCCCTCGTCGAGATGCGCCTGAAGCTCGGGCGAGAGGGATTTCATCGGCAGGTTCCCGTCATTCGGTCGTCGAGATCGGCGATCCAGCTCGCCCAGTCCGGCGGCACGGCTGCGACAGTCTCGGCGGGCGGCCGGGCGAGCCGCGCCTCGGCGTAGGAGGCGCAGCCGGCGTCACCACCGCCCATCGTTGCGGCGCAGCCGGTCAGCGGGATCGCCAGCGCCGCGGCCATCACGAACCGCATCCCGCCCGCGCTCGACACGGTTGTTCTTGTCTTTGATCGCATCGCGTTCCGCCTCCCGTTTGCCTGCACGTTCCCCTTCCACTCGGCCCCAGACCCGGCCGAGGACGACGCCCCCGACCGCGCCGAGAGCCGCGACCAGCCAGATGAGGAGTTCAGCCATCGTCCCGCTCCCCGCGTGCGGCGGCCATGCAGAGGGCGACGACGAATACGCCGAGGCAGCCGCCCACGACGACACCTGCGAAGAACTCAAGCATCGCCGCGGAACCCGCGCTCGATCCGGTCCCGCAGACCGATCAGGCCCAGACCGAGGAACATGAGCCCCGCGGGCGAAGCGTCCCCCGAGCCGGCGAGCAGTGCGACGAGGCGGGACACTTCCCCGAGCGGCCCGGTCGCGGGCAACGCGAGAGAGGCAATGCCGGTGAGCATGGCGAGCAGTCCCGCCCACCAGGTGAGCGAGGTCGGACGAATGTAGCGCATGGGTCAGGCCCTCCGGATCAGGATGGAGAAGAAGGCGGCCAGGCGGGCGAGCCAGCCGGTCGGCGCGTCGGGAGCAAGATCGAAGACCGGCGGTCTCGGCAGCGGCGACGGCCGCAGCAGGGCCAGAGCCTCGTCTTCCGTCAGGCGGCGGATCGGCCTGGAGAAGTCCACGCGGCCCGCGCGGTCCACGGACCAGACCGGGATCGTGCCGCCGGGATATTGGCCGTGGCGGAACAGGTCGCGCTCGGCTTCGCGGCGCGGGATGATGGAGGCCGGTCGCCGCCAGTTCAGAAACGCGTCGGCGGCTGCAACGCGATTGCCGGCGTTGAGGTGCCGGGTGAGCGCGGCCTTCGCGATGCCGCCGGTGTTGTAGTGAAAGCTGACCAGCGCATCGAACTCGTGCGGCGCCAGCGGAACCTTCACGGCGCGCAGGACAGCGGCCTCGTAGCGGGCGAGGTCGGCATGGAAGACCCGGAACGCCTCGCGGATCCCGGCGTCGAGATCGGCGGGCATGCCGCGCGGCATCGTGGACGGATCGGGCTCCCCGGCGGCAGCCGTGTGGCCGATGCCGAAGGTCCAGACCTTTTTCACATCAAGATAGGGTCCGGGCACGAGTCCTTCGTGCCGGACGAGGGCCAGCAGGCCCCGGTCGGTCATGTGCATGAGATTACCGGAGAAGCGAGAGGATCAGGATCAGTGCCGCGACGGCAAGGCCAATGCGCAGGCGATGGGCGAAAGCCTGCCGTGGAGCGGAAGGCTCGCAGCGGAGGGAGCGCGCGAGGCGAATGAGCTCATTCATCGCCGCGGCCTTCGTTGGCGCGGCGGAGGCGGGCGAGCAGCATCTCGATGAAGGCCGGTCCGAAGACCCCGACGAGATAGGCCGCCGAACCCGCCGCTCCGCCTGCGGGGATCGCCTCGGGCGGCAGACTGAGCCAGGCGGTGATCACGGCCATGGAGAGGCTGCCCATCCCGGCGGCGATCAGCCCGCCGAGCAGGATGTGCCGCAGCGCATCGCGCAGCCGCATCTTCGTGGTCAGTGCGTTCGTGGCGCCGCCGAGCGCGCCCCAGGCGGCGAGGATCGCCGGGCGAGAGCCGGTCCATGATCTCGCGCATGTAGGGCGTGCGCGCGGTGCGGTACTGCCCGGGCTCGGCCGAGGCCCGCGAGGCGAGTTTCCGGTGGCGGTCGGCCCAGCTCGAGACGGTCAGGTCAGGATCAGGACGCAGACCCCGCGACCAGGCACGGATCAGCGCGGCGGCGCCGTCGAACCCGAAGAGGTCGTCATCCAAGCCCGGGTCGGATCTCTGCGAGGCTGTCGAGCTGGGCGCGGACATGGGCCTCCAGAACCTTCTGCATCAGCGCCGCCTCCACCTCGCATGTGTCCCCAAGCGCCGCGGTGAGTTCAGAGGCCATGAGCGCGGCAACCCGCGCCGGCCAGGTCACCCACGCGTCGCGCTCGTCGCGCGCGAGCCGAAACATCAGCGTCTCCGCCCGCGCACGGTCGACCAGCTCCCCCTTCAGCTTCTGGAGCCGGATGCGTCGCTCCTGCGCCTTCAGCACCTCGTTCGCGGTCTTGGCCTGCAGGAAGGTCGTGCCGCCGCCGATGGCCGGGGCGGTCAAACCCTGCTCCCGAAGCGTGTCGCCCACGGCGGCGACGGCGGCCTCGGGCACGGGCTTCAGCTTCGGCGCGGACGGCTTGCGGGTCTTTGACGGGTCCGTCGTCTCGGCCCGCCGCTTGTCCGAAGCCGCGGCGTCGATGCTGCCATCCTCGTGCAGGACCAGCCGGCCGGCAGCCTTCGCCTTCTGGATCGCGCCGCGCGATAGCCCGACATGGGCGGCATACTGGCGCTCGCTCATGCCCTGCATCGCCGGCCTCGATTATCATTCAAAGTCAGGTGCTTATATCGTTGATAAGCCTCGCGGACAGAGCGAACGTCCATCCCACGAGGACGATGCAACTCACCCGGAGCCACAACGATGACCACGCGCCTGAACCCGATCACCACCCCGCGCTTTGAGGCCCGCGCCGACAAGGCCCGGCGCAACAAGGAAGCTGCGCTCGCCGCCTTCATCGGCAAGAAGGCCGAGATCGACGAGATGCTCGCTCGCCTGCTGGCGCTCAGCGACGACCATTTCAACTGCGCCCCCGACGAGGTTGGCTGGGCCATGGTCGGCACCCTCGAACACTACGCCAGCCTGCTGAAGCGCATCACCGACAGCGCCTTTGGCGAGGGCGAACACGCCCGCTGATCTCCGGCCGAGCCGGAACTCCCGCCGCGCGCCCCGCGCGGCTCGGGGTCGTAGAAGGCGCCGCATGTCGCGGGCCCGAATACGGAGACGACCCCATGACCAAGATTTCCGACACCCAAGCCATCATCCTCAGCGCCGCCGCACAGCGCGAGGACCGCGTCGCCCTGCCGCTGCCCGAGAGCCTGCGGGGTGGCGCCGCCGCCAAGGTGGTCGGCGCGATGCTCGCCAAGGGCCTCCTGCAGGAGGTCGACGCCGACATGCGCAAGGGCGAGCTCGTCTGGCGCGAGACCGGCTGCGGCCACGGCGTCACACTGATCGCCACCGACGCAGGCCTCGCCGCCATCGGCATCGAGCCCGAGGACGCGAACCCCGCGCCTGCGGGCGCGACGGCCGCGCCGACCGAGGAGCCTGCGCCGGAAGCTCCCACCGGACCCGAAGCCGCGCCCAAGACGCGCACGCCGCGCGAGGGCACCAAGCAGGCGACCCTGATCGCCATGCTGCGCGCGCCGGAGGGCGCGACCATCGAGGAAATCGCCACCGCACTCGAATGGACTCACCACACGGTCAGGGGCGCGATGGCCGGGGCGTTGAAAAAGAAGCTCGGGCTCGAGGTGACCTCCGAGAAGGTCGAGGACCGGGGGCGCGTGTACAAACTCCCTGCCGCCTGACGCATCAGACTCCAACAAGTTGATGATCGCCGTCTCGCCGGGGCGGCGGTCGATCATTTGGCGCTCCGAAGCCGGATCGTCTCGAACAGTCGCCGCAGCAGGTACCCGCGTGCCAGCGATACGCCGACGAAGGCGAGGCCGATGGTCAGATGCTCCGCGAGCCCCGTCTCGATACCGAACCATGGGAACACGACGATCTGCGTCGCGATGGCCAGCACATAGCCGACCACGACATTGGTCGTGGATTCGACCAGCGACATCAGGCGGCTCTGCTGCATCGCACCCCCTCCGGCAGGCTCTCCAGAAACGCGATCACGAACTCCGCCGCGAGCGGCGGCACGATCGCATTGCCGTAGCCCCGCAGCAGCCCCATGCGACCGGATACCCCATCAGCCAGCGGGAATGTTCCGGGCTCAACGGGCCGCCAGCGGTCATCGCGGCAGAGGAGCCAGTCCGGATCTCGCCAGACGCCGTCCGTCGTGCCGGTCCCGGCGGGGTCAGCGCCTTCGACCAATCCACCAGCTTCACCGTCCTGCGGCTCGCATCGGTGTTGCCGGCGGCGTTGTATCGCTCCGTCGCGGGCGAGCCCGCCATCGCTGTCGGCCAACCCGCCAGCCAGACCTGACGGCCCAGCAGCGCGTTGATCGGAACGGCCGGACATTCCGATCCATCCTTGTAATCCCGCGCCGAGGCCGTGGCCCAGCCCGCCATGTGTTGGCCCGAGGGCGACGGCGCCGAAGAACAGCCGCTGGCGGATATGCGGAGCGCCGATGCCCGCAGCCGGCAGATCGGCCGCCGCGACGGCGTAAGATGCCGCTTCCAGGTCAGCCGCCAGAGCGTCGAACCACGCCCAGCCAGCCGCACCTTCAGCCGTCGTTCCAACCGTTCGGCCAGATGGTCCGAGCACCGCCGCGCTGGCAACCTGCTCGCCGAAGACGAGTTCCGGGCGGCAGGCGGCAACGAGGCGCAGGAAAGCGGGGGCGAGATGGCGGTCATCGTCCTGTCCCTTGCGTTTCCCGGCCTGGCTGAAGGGCTGGCAGGGCGGCGATCCGGTCCAGACCGGCCGGTCCTCGGCCACGCCAGCGAGGCGCAGTGCGTAGGGCCAACCGCCGATCCCGGCGAAGAAATGACATTGCGCGAAGCCGCGCAGGTCGGACGGCTCCACGTCGAGAATGGATCGTTCGTCCACCTCGCCAGCCGGAAGGTGGCCGGCGGCGATGAGGTCCCGCAGCCAGGCACAGGCCGCGGGGTCGGAATCGTTGTAATAGACGGCCATCAGGCGGCAGCGTCGGTGTCTGTGTCCTCGCCCAGCCGCTCGGCCCTTACGGCTGCGAAGCTCCGGCCATCGCCATCGAGGATCGCCTCGCGCCACGTGTCCGCCTGCCAGCGCTCCACGGCGACATCGACGTAAGCCGGGCTGATCTCCATCGCGAAGACGCGGCGGCCATTGGCCTCGCCCGCCATGATCTGCGAACCCGAGCCCGAGAACGGCTCGTAGCAGAGACCGCCACGCGCCACATGCTGACGCATCGGGATCCCGAACGCGTCCAGCGGTTTTGGCGTCGGGTGGTCGGGGCGCTCGTCCTTGGCGAAACTCGGCATTTCCCATGTCGAGGGCAGCGTCTGCTCGGCCACCTTCGGCGGGCGGTTCGGGCGCCTCCAGCCCATGAAGCAGGGCTCGTGCTTCCAGAGATAATGCGACCGGGTCAGGACGCCGCGATCCTTCACCCAGATGATCTGCTGATGGACGAAGGCCCCGGCCTTTTCCCAGCAGGCTTCCAGCATCGCCTGGCGGCGCGAGGCGTGCCAGCAATACCAGGCGGCATCCTCGGTGATCGCCTCGGCCACGGCGGCGGCGATGAAGCCGTCGTAGAGTTCGGCGCCCTGTGAACTGTCGTCCCAGGTCACGCCGTAGGACTGGCTCCAATCCTTGTTCCGCGTCGGGTGGTTCGAGCCGTCGTAGTCGACGAGGTAAGGCGGGTCGGTCGCGAAGAGCACCGCCCGCTCGCCGTTCATCAGGCGGCGCACATCGGCCGCGCTGGTGCTGTCGCCGCAGAGGAGGCGGTGGTCGCCGAGGATCCAGAGATCGCCGGTCCGCGACGCCGGGTTGCGCGGCGGTTCGGGGATGGTCACCGGCGGCACCGAGCCCCCGGCGCCAGCATCCTCGCCATCGCTCTCCGGCACGAAGGCCAGAAGCTTGTCGAGTTCGCCGTCGGAAAATCCGACCAGAGACAGATCGAAATCCTCGGCCAGCAGTTCGTTCAGTTCCGCCGACAGCAGCGCCTCGTCCCAGCTGCCGAGTTCGGTCAGCTTGTTGTCCGCGATCCGATAGGCCCGCCGCTGCGCCTCGGTCAGATGGCCGAGCACGATCACCGGGGCCTCGGTCAGCCCCAGCTGCGTCGCGGCCAGCACCCGGCCATGGCCCGCGATCAGCTCGCCGTCCTCGCCCACAAGGCAGGGCACGGTCCAGCCGAACTCGGCCATACTGGCGGCGAGCTTCGCGACCTGGTCGGCACCGTGCAGCTTCGCGTTCTTCGCGTAGGGCTGCAGGCGCGCAAGCGGCCACTGCTCGATCCGCTCGGGGGCGAAGGCGAGAGTCATGAGAAGTCCTGTCGATGATGAATGGGCAGCAATCAGCAGCGCTGCGCGGTGGATTCCGGCATGGCGGAGTCCACCGGCCCCGGCTGGATTCCGGAGTCCAGGGTATCCACCCCGGAGTCCACCAGCCAAGACGCTGTTATTGCGTTGTTATTTCAGATTGCGTGGTGGCTTCCGGCCGGGGTGGCTTCCCAAAAATCCGGCCCTGTCGCTGGCGATATGCCGCGCTTCGCCCGCCAGCATACGGAAACGCCCAGGAAGGAACCAAGGTATCAAAGGCTTGGCAGTTCGGACCCCGACTGGTCCCCTCGCTGGACCCCGGAAGCCAGCGACGCGGCCTGTGCCTGCGCGCTCCTCTCCCGAGTATATTCAATCTGTAGCGCCCTGGACGCGATCTGTCTTGGCGTCTGGTGTCTCGCTTGAAAGTGTCTCGCCCACGCGACGGCTATTGACAGGTTCAGTGCGTCACCTTCGCCACCACGAAATCCATAGAGCGCTTCGACGGCACCCGCTTGCCGTTCAGACGCCAGACGATGACCGCGATGCCATATTGCCAGCGCCGGTTGGCGGTGGCGCGGCTGATACCCAACTCCCAGCAGATCGGCTTCCATGGCTTACGGTTCGACCGGAGCCACACTAGGCGCGCGTCAGCCGGGTCCAGCCAGCGCAACCACAGTAGAGCGTCGTCGGCTTGGGTGATGTCGCGTGGGCCGGGCTTCGGCCGCCGCATCCGAGGTTCCTGGCCGACCTGATCGGCGAAGCTGTGGAAATACTCGGGCCAGGCGTTGAAGTAGCCCTGTGGCTTCACCTCGGGCAGCGACCGGAAGACATCGGCCGCGCTCTCAAGGCGCGCTTCGACCATGGCCGGGGTCCAATCACCCATTGGCCATCTCCCTTGGCACGATACGCGGGCCGTAGAGTTTTTCGCCCAGCTGGCGGACCAGTTCCTGCTCCGGCCAGGTGAGACGTGGGTCGTCGATGGACACGGCCAGTAGCCCATGGTCATGCCAGCCGTCCTGCTTGACGCGATCTGGATCACGCCGGGTGCCACCGTAGCCTCGGGGATACCACCTCACGCGACACCCCCGTTCGTTTCGATCGCCCAATGCAGGATGGCGATGGCATCCGCCTCGTTGTCATCGGCGGGGCTGAACCCGCGCGCCCGCGCGGCCGCGATCATCGCCACCTTGTCGGCGTTGCCCTTCCCGGTGGCATGGCGCTTGATGGTGCCGACCGGAACGCCCTCATAGGGGATGCCGCGGAGTTCGGCCCATGCCGTGAGGGTGGCCATCAGCCCGCCATAGACATGGGCAGCGTCCGTGCCGACATGGCGGCGGACTTCCTCGAACCAGATCGCAGCGATGGGGCCTGATAGCCGGTCGACCTCGATCAGCCAGTTGGTGAAGCGAAGATACCGCATACCGCCGCCGTCGAACCGCCCGGGGCGAAAGGACATCGTGCCAGAGGTGATCAGGCCGTCATGGCCACGCAAGGCCCAACCTGTCGTTGTCCCGAGGTCGAGGGCAAGGATGCAGGACGTGGAAAGGCGCCCCTGTTCGAGGTGCAGATCCGCAGTCTGGATGGTCGGCGTCATGTTGAAGGCTCACCTGAAACGTGGGCCTTCGGCTTTGATCATGGGCAGAGAATCATGACATGCGCACCCATTCAAGAAAAATGCGCCAGACGATGCTTCTGTCCCACCTGGTCTCGGGTTGTCCCACTTGCCGATCAAAGTGGGACGCCAGATTTTCCTTTCAAAACAAGGCGCGTCCTACCTGTCCCACTTGTCCCACCTTTTTCCCCATGTCGCATGAGGAAGAACGAGGTCGAGGGGCACACATACGCTCCATATGGGAAAGAGAGAAGTTGGCGGTCCAAGTGGGACAGGTGGGACAGGATTAATTTAAAATGGTTTTTTCTGTCCTACCTTGGACTTGAAGTGGGACACGCCGCGAAGTGGGACAGCGGCAAATGAAAAGGGGCACCCGGATGGATGCCCCTTCGGTGCCTGACACTGCCATCGCGATGTCAGCCGCGCTGCGATCTGCGGTAGCGCCATTCGCGGGTCGCGCCTGCGCCGCTGCGGTATCGCTCCCAATCCCGCGACTTCAGCCAAGCCCCCACGCGCATCTGGTCGCCCTTGGTCCATTTCGCGGGCTCGATGCCGAGCGCGCCTTCGAGGATTTCGCCCACCGACACATCGCGGATCGGCTCGGGACGTTCGAACTCTTCATCCTGCCAATCATCCCAGCCTGCTTGGCCGCGATTGACGCTGCGGGTGTCGTGGGTCAGCCAGCGGTCGATCCGGGCGTCCCAGGCGTCCGCCTGATAGCGCGCTTCCTGCGCCGCGGCGGCTTCGGCAAGCAGCGCAGGATCGTCGATCCACCAAATCGCGCCTTCGCGGAAACGGTGGACGGCTTCGGCCCAGAGTTGATCCCGGTCGCGAGCGATTGCGGCGATGTCGATGCTTCCACAGCGTAGCGGCCAGAAGCGGCGGTTGCCGGTTTCGTCGCGCAGATAGGTGTCGGGGTTCACGGTGCCTGCGAAGACGCATTGGCGCGGCACCTCAACGGTATAGCGGCCATAGGGCGGGCGGAAGCGGTCGGTGGTGCGGGTCAGGAAGGCCTTGATGCGCGAGACCTCGGCCCGGCCGATGGCGTCGAGCTCGGCGATTTCCACGATCCAGACGCCCTGCATGTGAATGGCCGCGTCCTTGGACCCAAGCTCGGGCAATTCGTCGGTGAACCAGTCCTCGCCCGCCAGCACCTTGATGGCTGTCGACTTGCGCGCGCCCTGCGGGCCTTCGAGGATCAACATATGATCAGCCTTCACGCCGGGTCGGTAGATCCGGGCCACAGCCGAGATCAGCCAAAGCGCGCCGATGGTGTGATGGAAGGATGTCGGCGCCGCGCCGAGATAGATGCTGGTCCAGGTCTCGATGCGGGGCGTGCCGTCCCATTTCAGGGTGTCGAGCCAGTCGCGAACCGGATGGATGCGCATGTCGCGGGCCACCGCGCCGACACCCCGGCTGACAACCATCGGGGCGACGTTGAGCCCGCGCAACTGCAGCCATTCGGCGGTGCGCACATCGTCGGCATCGTCCCAGGGGCGCGGAGTTCGGATGGCCGGATCATCCCAGGGCAACGGCTGACGAACCACGATGGATTGGGCGAATTCATCGAAGGCCAGGAGCCCGGCAAAGACTGGATCCGAGGACAGGGCGATGATCACATTGGCCTCGTTGCGCTCGGGTGTGCCGGACAGATCCTGGCACAGCCGTCCGAACCAGGCGGGCCGCGCGATCCGGCCCTGCGGATCGCCCGTCGCATGCACGCGGCGGCGCAGCTCCGTCAATTGCTTGTCGAGGATGGACATGGAGATGCCGGTCGCAGTCTTGATCCGGGCAAGGATCTGGCGTTCGGGCAGCGGATCGAGCCGGGCAAGCGCAAGGCGGCCGAGAAGGCTGGAGAGCGCGGCGAGTTCGGGCGGGTTGGTCAGCGCCTCGGCGGCGGCAATCAGAACGTCCGGATCGCCAGGCGTCGGAGCTGCCGCTGTCGTCATGGCCTCAATACCGACCGGCTCGTCGGCCGAAATCTCCGGGCGATAGTCGGCCGCACGCGCCCCGCGCATCAGATCGTCGTTGAAATCATCGCCATGCAGCGGGACCACGATCTGGTTCGGAATGTCGGCCCGGTTCAGTCGATCCGACAGGGTCGCAGCGGCCTGACGACCTGCGTCGCCTGCATCGGCGTAGATTGTGATCCGCGTCGTGCCCTCGGGCCAGCGCAATCGCGCGACGCCATCCGCGGACAGCGCCGCCCAGACGGCGGTGCCGAACAGGGCATGTGCTGCCAATGCCGTCTCGATGCCTTCAGCGATGCCAAGGTGGCCGTCCGCAGGCATGGCGAACAGGCGCACGGCCGCATCCGCTACCGATCCCAGCATCTTCTTCCCGGCAGACGCCTTGGCGCTGCCGTCGTCGAGCAGGAAGGTCCGGTGAATACCCTGCGCGCGAGTGCCATCCACCAGGCGTGGCAATGCGATCAGCCCCGGCCAACCGCGTCGCG